TCAGCATTGGTAGGCCGCCAGGGCGCACAGGAGCGTCAACAGCCAATTTCGCATAATGTATAGAGGGTCGGTTATCACGACCGGGGAGAGCGCCACCAGCAGCGCCTCATGCGCTCCTGTGTGCACGGCCAGTACCAGCAGCGCGACCACCGCGGCGGCCGCGCTTAGCCTGTCCAACACTGATCGCCATAGAGCTTTTTCAGCCGGCGATGCAGCTGCTTCGGCGTGAATTTTTGCCATCCACTCGCCGCCGTCCAGCTTTGCCAGCGCACATATTTGCGCAATCCGTTCATCTGGCATCGGATTTCTCCCTTTCCGCCAGTTGCTAATCACGGCCCTTGTCACCCCCAGCCGTTGAGCTAAAGCATTGTCTGACGGGAGTTTTGCGCCCGTTCTGGCCCGATCAAGTAGTTCGTTCGCGCTCGGCATGTATGCGATTCCGTTGACAGACTGTTTTGCGAACAATATACATGCCCCGTGTTTGCAGAATTGCATACACCGCGCACCCCCGGCTCCCCTCCGGGGTCCGCGTCAAGGGGCAGGGGATAGGGGCTTCATGGACACCAACACACTTGCATTGCTCGGCGCGTCCGCGCTGACCGTGATCGTCGGCCTCGCCCGATTGGTCGCCTGGATTCTGGATCGTCGCGCCGAAGCTGCGCTGCGCGCACACCGCGAACAGGTCTTCATCATCGAAAGCGTCTTGGAGCATGGTGCGCCGCTGAGTCAGCGCCGCGCGATTGTTTCCAGCGCCGATTGCCAAATGGAGCTCACTCCATGACCGCCTCTGTCGTCTCGCATATCGACACCTACCACACCGTGATCGGTGGCCGTCGCACTCGGCGCTTCCGCCTGACCGTGCGCGTTGCTGGCCGGCTGGTAGAGCAGAGCGAGTACGCCTCGCGCCGTGCTGCTCTGGCCTGTGAAGCCGCTGCTGTGGAGTTCTACGCTCATGGCTGATGGATCGCTCGCGGTGTCGGGACTCCCCTCGTCTAACAGGGGAGTCAGTGAATTCAGGAACGCCGATGGAACCCTGACGGTCGGTATTGACTGGTTTTCCGCCTCTGTAGATCTTCGCGCCGTTCTCGGCGAAGCCGGCGTGTTCGTCAACGACGATCCCGAAGAGGTCCGCGAATGGATGGACGTCACTGCCGCCAACGCCCGTGCGGTTGCATTGCAGGTGTTCTGCTGGTTCTTCGCCGGCCTGGGTCTGGAACTCGACGAAACGGCAGGCCCTGGGCGCTTCTACACTTGGCGCGTGCGCATCACTGATCGCGATGGTCAGCATGTGGGGCTGATCGAGTTAGGCGGGGAAAACTGCCGCCGTGCCGATGGCACGTACACCGCGCGTATCGAGTTGACCGGTACAGGGTGTGGAGTGGTGAGCGCAGCGCGCTGCGGCCATGCGAAGCGGTGGCTGGAGCTTCGAGCGAAGCTCGAAAGCTGCGCTGGGAGATTGACCCGTATTGACGTTGCCGCCGATGACCTGTTGGGCAAATACCCGCTGAAACTGGCGCAAAGCTGGTACGCATCGGGCGAGTTCGACAATCGCGGCCAGCGTCCCAAAGCGCAGACCGTTGACGATCATGACAGCGGTGACGGCAAGACCTTTTATGTCGGCGGGAAGAAGTCAGAAAAGCAGCTGCGCGTGTACGAGAAGGGCAGGGAGCAGGGTGACAAGGCGTCCGAATGGGTGCGCTATGAGGCGCAGTTCCGGGCCACCAATCGCAAGGAATTGCCGCTCGATCTGCTGCGTGATCCGGCTGGTTATCTGCTCGGCGCGTACCCGGTTTTGAAGTTCCTGCACTGCGTCGCCACGCGGATCGATATCACCAAAGCTGCCGTTGATGCCACTTGGAAAAGTGCGCGCCGGCACCTCAAGCGCCAATACGGCGCAACCCTCAATTTCATTTTGCGGCAATGCCCGACGCCCGACGCGTTGCATGCCGTCATTAGCACCTGCACGTCGCATCGGCTACCGGCGTGGGCAACAGCAGACGTAGCCAATCAATGGCCCGAAATCGCGGGCGTCAATCAAACCTTAGAAGGGGTTACACCATGAGCGGAATCAAAGTGACTGTGCTGAGTGTCGAAGTCGATGAGCGTGGCGGTACGTTCAAGGACGACGAGGGCAAGGACCGGGAATACACCACGCGCAAGCAGAAAGCCAAGCTGGAAGCGGGCGGCTTCGCGTATCCGCTCGACGTTCGTTTGGAGAAGGGCCAAGCCGCCTATCAGCCCGGTGAATACGAGCTTGATGTTGAAGCCATGGTGACGGTCAACAAGGGTGCGATCAATTTCAGCAAGTTCCATGCGTTGCGCGTTGTCAAAGCGCCTGCACGCGCAGCGGCCTAACCCATGGCCATGTGCGTAGCCCTGCAAGCGGATGGCACGTTGGTGCCCACCGGTCAATCGGTCGGCGAGTGCAGCGGCTACGTGCTGGTCACGGGTAGCGAATACAGCGTGTATGCGCTGGTGCAAGAAGCGTTCGCAATGCCCAGCAAGGAGGACGCCGTGGCGTGGTCCACCGGCTGTTGTGGCCTTGTGATCGTGTGGTTCGTCCTGGGACGCCTCGCCGGCAGCGTCGCGGGCATGTTCAACGACCGGTAAATCAATCAATCAATGAAATAGGAGAGACAACATGGGTGACATTCTGACTGGCGTGAGCGGTGCTGAAGCTGCAACCGCGATGATCGCAGCGGCCGCAATCATTGCCTTGGTGGGCTTCACCAAGTGGGGTGCCAAGAAGGTCGCAAGCTTCTTCGGTTAATGGTGGTGAGGGCAGGGCGGCGCTGCGGTGTCGCCCTCTCTCTTTCAGGGGTAGGGCGATGATCGTTCTGTTGTTCTGTGGATTCATGGGCGCGCTCTGCGGTTGGGCAGGCGTCAAGGGGTTGGATGTGTGAGATACATTGTCGTCGTCGCACTCTGTCTGGCTGCGCTGTTTTTTTCGTCGCGTGTCACCGCCGCATGCGTGCAACTTGAAGCGCCGACTTCATCGCATAACGGTGATTGGAGTTGTGCGGACCAGGGCGAGGCGTTTGCGAAGGTCTCGTCATTTCCGGTGCCTGCTGATCTTGCAAAGTGCGCAATGAAGTCCGTTCGTGCCGTTGCCAGTGGTCCCGGCTTTACGCAGCGCATGACCTATCCAGGCAACACATGCGGCATTGGCTATGAGTTGGATATTGGTACCGGTAGCGCACAATTTCCCGAGGCTTCAACCTGCGCTAAGCGTCCTGCGCAAAGTGGGTGGACCAACCCCACCGCGCCTACACCATCTGACGTTTGCAACGATGGCTGCTACTACACGTATGCTGTCGATCCCGGCAACCCGAAGGGCTATAGCTATACGCCTAGCGGCGCTACATGCACTACCGATGACGCTGCGCCTCCTATTGATGATGGTGGCGATGGCGATGGCGATGGCGATGGCGATGGCGGTAGCGATGGTGGTAGCGATGGTGGTAGCGATGGTGGTAGCGATGGTGGTGGTGACGGTGGTAGCGATGGTGGAAGCGATGGCGGTGGTGACGGTGACGGAGACGGAGACGGAGATGGAGACGGAGATGGTGATGGCGACACGCCCGGTGACGGCGATGGCACCACTCCCGGCGATGGTGAAGGCGGCGAGGGTGCACCCATGTCAGAGCTCTACAAGAAGAGCGGCAAGACCGTTGAGTCTGTGCTTACCAAATTCAACACACAGGTGCGCGCTACGCCGATGGTGGGCGGCATTACCGATTTTATGACCGTTCCGTCTGGTGGATCGTGCCCTGTGTTCTCGTTGGGCGCGTCGAAGTGGTGGAACGCCATGACGATCAATTTCCACTGCGGCGGCGATTTCCTGGCGTTTTTGCGTGCGGCTGGCTGGGTGATCTTTGCGATTGCCGCATATGCCGCGCTCCGCATCGCTGTGACCTGAGGACGACGATATGCAAGCAGGGTGGTTCAACGATTTGACCGCATGGCTGTGGCGTGCCGTCAAGATGGTGTGGCAAGCGGTTGTTGATTTCGTCGGCGACCTGTTCGTGATGTGGCTCGAACATTCGCTGTCGGCCATTCTCTACGTGCTGACGCTGTTGCCGATGCCCGACTTCATGAAGGGGCAGAGCATCGGCGGCATGCTCGGCAACGCCGGCAGCACAATTCTCTGGTTCGCCGATGTGTTCAAGATCGGCCCTGCGCTGGTCATGATCGGTGCGGCCATGGTGTTCTATCTGTTGCGTCGAATTTTGACCGTGGGGATTTGGTGACATGCTCGTTTTCAACGAAGGTGTGCCGCGCGCCGGTAAGAGTTACGACGCGGTAAAGAATCACATTCTCCCTGCGCTCAAGAAGGGTCGGCGTGTGTTCGCACGGCTTAATGGCCTCCGCTTTGATCGCATCGCCAAGCACCTGGGCATTGCGGAAAGCGACGTTCAACAGCTGCTCGTGCTGGTGGATACCAAGGACGTGGCGAAGCTGTTCGCATGCACGCAGGATGAGTCGGGCAAGTGGTGCATTCCCGATGAATTCAAAGATGCATTGGTCGTGATCGATGAGGTGCACGAGTTCTACGTCAACGAGCGCAAGCCACTCGCGCCAGCTGTCGAAAACTTTTGGGCGCTACTCGGCCAGAACGGCGGCGATGCGGTCATCATGACGCAATGGATCAACCGTCTGCATTCGGCGGTCAAAGCCCGTATCGAGAAGAAAAATACGTTCCAGAAGATGACCGCCATCGGCATGAAGGGCCGCTATCGCGTCACCTATTTCCACACGACCTCGCCGGGCAAATTCGAGAAGGTTGGCGGTCAGACGCTCAAGTACGACCCGGCCATTTTTCCGTTGTATGACGGCTACGCGCCGGGCGCGGAAAACACTGAAGTCTATGAAGAGGGCGGTAAAAACGTGTGGGCCGCCATGGCCGTGCGTGCTGCCATCTTCATCGTTGTCGGTGGGGTCGGCATTTACTTCTTCGTGCACTACTTCACCAAGGATCGCTCCGATCCCAGCAAGCCCCTTGCAGCGGCCAGTCAGACTGCCAAGCCTGCGCATGTAGGGGCAGGGCTTGCCAATGGCGCGCCGAGCGTGCCGATCCAGCCACCGCCGCCTGATCCGCTCGCGGACCTCACCCAGGAACAGCGCTACGTCGCCGAGCTGGCCAGCAAGGGCCGTATTCGGCTGGCGGCGCGTGCGCGGGTAGGGGATCAGGATCGCGCGTGGGTGCAGTGGATCGACGACAGCAACAACGTGATTGAGCAACTCGACCTGACGCAGCTGCGCTCCCTGGGCTACAGCGTCAGCGTGGTCACGTATGGCGTTCGCCTTTCAGCCGGCAAGCACATCATGGTCGCCACCGCATGGCCGTGGACCGCGCCCATTCGGGAGAAGGACGCACGGCTCTACAACATGGCCCCCGAGGGGAGCGGCGGCGCTGCTGGCGTTGCGACCGTAGGGAGTGACGCCGGCGGCGCTGACCGCGACCGGGTGCGAGGTGGTGTGATCGAGTACGGACCGCGCACGCAAGGCACGTTCCCGGACAACAAGGCCTACACAACAAACACCACGACGCCGGCCACTACCTTGCAGATGTAGTTTCGTGACGCGTCACGATTCAGCATGGATCGTTCGGCAGTTCCTGCCAACCATTCGACAGTCGCCGGAAGCGCTTGTTCTGGATACACCGTTCGTCCGTTTCCAGTGGCCGGAGTCGCAGCGTCTGGGGCTCTGCCCGTTGGGAGCGGGGCGTGTACAGCGGTTGCGGTGCCACTGCCGGTAGTGCTGCGCTGACGCTGCGCATGGTGAAGTAGCCCAGGCACAGCGCCACCACCCCGGCGAGTGCTGCGGTCATCAGTTGGCCGACGAAGATGCCCAGGGCGATTTCCCACCAAAGCCCATCATGGTTGTTTTGCGGTCTGTAGCTCATACGGCCCCCGTTGACGATGAACGGGCATTGTAGGGGTGTAGGGGCATAGCCCCTACGGATAACGCCTCACCCGCGCCGTGGACGCCGCCGCCCCCGTCCAGTCGGGCTGCGCTGGCCACTGGCGGCTACCCCCTGACCACTCTCCACTGATAACCGCTTTTCACGCCTGCGCCGGAGTACGTCCCGCAGGTAGATCACCTCGGCTGGCCGGGGGTGCCACACGCGCTCGCGTCCTTCGGCCATCATCAGTGCCCATTCGCGTGCAATGTTGCATGTCAGCGACCAGTAGCTCATCCCGACCGGATCGATATCCCGGCCTTCTGGTGTGAAGAATCGATGTCCCTGGAAACCAAAACCGGCCCAAGGGCCGGTCAGGTCTACGCGATCGTAGGTGTCTAGCTTCATTGTCCAGTCCGCTTCCTGTGGAGGGACCAGCAGTGATAGGCCGCCAGGGCGCACAGGAGCGTCAACACTTCATTTCGCATAATGTATAGAAGGTGCGGTCAGGACGAATGGAGAAAGGGCCGTCAGCAACGCCTCATGAGCTCCTGTGTGCACGGCCAGCACTAGCAGCGCGACCACCGCGGCGGCCGCGCTTAGCCTGTCCAACACTGATCGCCATAACGCTCGCTCGGCGGGTGTTGCCGCTCGCTCCGCGTGAATTCGCGCCATCCATGCTCCCCCGTCCAGCTTCGCCATCGCGCACAGCTGCGCAATTCGTTCATCTGACAGCGGCTTGTCGCCCATTCGCGCTTTCGAAAGTAGCTGGCGCTGAATTCCCAATTTGGTCGCCAAAGCCATATCTGACGGGAGAGAGCAACTCTCCTTCACTTTGTCAAGTAGCTCGTCTACGGCTGCCATGGTGTCCTCGTGGTTGACAAAATGTGGTCCGATTAGATTACATGCCCTGGTGTCGTCCTAGTGGACCACACCGCGCACCCCCGGCTCCCCTCCGGGGTCCGCGTCAAGGGGCAGGGGAGGGGGTAGTGGGGTGCATCCGAATTTCGTCTTGCAGCTGCTCGCGCTGATCGCCATCGCGCCTGCCTGCCTGTTACTCGGTCAGGGAATCACCGGCCTAATTTTGTGGCGGCTTGATCGCAAGCACGACGCGATGGTTGCTCAGATCGAGCAAGCCGCATTGGTCGCAATCGCATATCGCGAGGTGCGCCGTGGCTGATTCGCCATCTGTCGCTTGGATGATTTCCGCAGCCCGAGTGCAGGGCGGTCCACGCATCTACGTGTTGACCATCGTCGTCAACGGCAATGCTGTCGAACAGAGCTATTTCGCATCACGCACCGATGCTGCTGATGCGCGCGATGCTGCCATGGAGTTCTATCGTGGCTGACCTTATTTTCAAGTGCGATCGTTGTGGCTACTTCGATCGTGCGGTCTTTGCGCATTGCACCGAAGAAGGTGTCTTGTGTGATGACTGCTTTGATGTGCTGTTCGATTCGCTTTCAGAGGATGAGAGCGATGTCTGACGGCACATGCTCATTCTGCGGCGATCCCACCACGTATTTTTTCCCTGGTGGCTTGTGCGTCGCCTGCACTTCCAAAAACGCACGCATCCGCATGCAGGAACAGCCCGCGCAATCGCGTGAGTTGTCCGCGTTCGATGCATCTATTGGCGTCATGCAGGCTGCTACGCGCCGCACCGAATTGGCCGCAAAGAAGATCCACAGCAACAAGCGTGTGGTGGGCACCAGCGTTGCTGAGTTCGACGCTGCCCATCCGATCGCGTTGACCGCTGAGGGCCAGCGCGCAGCGCTGGCCCTTGGGCTTGTCCATTACAAAACAACGCATACGAAGACCGCCAAGGGCACGGTCACCATCGAAATTGACCCGCTCCAAGCGCGGGCGCAACGGCTGCGCAAGTCCGTGATTACCGGAGCACGTCTGCATGACCAAGAAGCCAAAAAGGGCTCGTTCCGTGGCGCGTGGTATTTCCTCACGCTCACCTACGCTGATGGACGCGACAGCAGCCCTTGTGACATTAGGGAACTACTTACACGTATGCGCGGCCACTTCAATCGCGCTAAATCTCGGCGAGGACGTTGGGACCGTGAAAGCTTTCGTTACGTATGGGTCGGAGAGCTCACCAAACGATTCCGTCCGCACTACCACGTGATGCTGTGGGTTCCCACCGGCATGTACTTCGGCAAGGTCGATCAGCGTGGATGGTGGCCCCATGGCAGCAGTCAAATCGAGAAAGCCCGCAACTGCGTCGGCTATCTCGCCAAGTACGCAAGCAAGTTCACCGCCATTACAGCTGCTGCTTTTCCCAAGGGATTTCGCACACACGGCTGCGGTGGACTCAACACTGAATCCAAGCGCGAATTGCGCTGGTGGAAGGCCCCCAAGGACGCGCGCGAAGCTCTCGGCGGGGAAGCGGATATCCGCAAAGCAAAAGGCGGTTGGTTCGACAAGCTTACCGGGGAGTTCTGGCCGTCCCCGTGGAAAGTGACATTCCTCTTCGGCCGGACATTTGCCTGGAAGGTAGTCCCACTATGAAAGTTCAAGTCATGAGTTCCGCTGTCGCTGTGCGTTCGTTCCCGGCCCGCGAGGGTAAGCCGGCCACGCATTTCCGCGAGCAGACCGCCGCCGTTTTGCGCGAAGGGGATTTTCCGCTTCCGTTCACCATCGGCCTTGATGAGGATCAGGCGCCCTATGGCGAGGGCTTCTATGTCATCGATCCGAAGTCGCTTCAGAACAACAAATTTGGCGGTTTGGAGTTCGGCCGGCGCATTCGCCTTGTGCCCGATCTGACCGCGAAGGCTTCCGCTCCGGCAACGCGAGTCGCCTAAGTCATGTCCACACCTGAGCCTCTCTACGTCGTTGGCTGTGCTGCCGCAAACATGCAGCAAGACGGCACGTGTTTGGTTCCAGTATGGATGCCGTACCACCAGCCAGTTCTTCCGCCCCTGGATCTGGCCGATGGAACCATTGTCGCTTTTGCCATCATTTCGATGTGGGCGATAGGGGTTAAAGCGCGTCTCGTATTCCGCGCGGCGCGTGTAGGGGTCTACTGAAATGGAGAGAGTTATGAAGAACGTTGTCAATGCAGCCCGTCGTTTCGCTTCGTCCACCGCCGGCAAGGTCACTGCCGGTGCATCCAGCCTTGTTGCATCGGGTGCAGCCTTCGCAAGTGGCTCTGGTTCGCCTGGTGCTGCCATCGCCGGCGAGTTGTCCGGTGGCAAGACGGATATGGGCTTGGTCATCGCCGCCTGTGCCATCCTCATCGGTGTCGCCATCGTGTGGGCTTACATCAAGCGCGTGAAGTAAGCGCCTGGTCGTGTTGTATCGCCAGGGGCGCGCGGAAACGTTCGCCCCTTTTTTATAGGTGAAAGGGGGAGTTATGGGCTACTTCGTACTGATTGGATTTCTGGGCTGTGCCTGGCTCGCGTTTGAGGGCATGTGATGGCGTGGCTCGTGCGCGTGTTCGCTTCGGCCATCGTGCGCAGGTTTGCATACGCACTGGTCGTTATCATCTTCGCTTGGGCTGGTTTTGGTCGCGCTGAGGCCAAAGAGTTTCCCACGCAGGGCGCTGCTTACGCTGCGTGTATTGCTGATACAAAGGCCTATGTATCTGCTCGTAATGATCCCAACAGCGATAGCAACCCCCGTTGCATCATTCCTGTTCCGGGCGCAAAGCAATACAACGGCATCTTCGACAACAAGTCTTGTCCTTCGTGTGAGTCCACCGTAGCAAACGCTGGTGTCTACCACAGCTGGGTAGATGGGTGTGATGCGATGGGTTCAGCGGTTACGCAGTTTTTGCCGCCAACTGGATCTACCCAATGTTGGAACGGTTGTGAGGTCAAATATCGTCAGAATGGTGACGATGAAACCAGTACCCGTTCACCTACCGGGGCCATCTGTGGCGATGACTACAAAGGCAAGTGTCCTGCCGGTTCCTTTTGGAATGGCTACATGGGTGTGTGTCAGCCTATCGATCCACCATGCCCCGCTGGTCAGGTCAAACAGGACGGCGTGTGTAAGCCTGAGAATAAGTGTCCGCAGGGTATGGTCGCTGTCTCACCGTCAACGCCCGGTGCGGTCGCCTCTGGCGCGCTTTACTGCGCACCCGAAAAGGATGAATGTCCGCCTGGAACCATCATGAGTCCATCCGGCAAGTGTCTGCCCGGTGAGGGTCAGTGTGCTGCCGGCGAGGCGCCCGGCAAGGATGGAACCTGTAAGAAGGATGCGGATGGCGATGGTGAAGGTGATGAGGACGGCGAGGGCGACGGCGAGGGTGGTGAAGGCAAGAAGGATGAGGCATCCGGCGGCGAAAGCTGTGACACCCCGCCTACTTGTAGCGGTAACGCGATCCAGTGCATACAGGTGAAAATTCAGTGGCGCATTGATTGCAACACGCGTCGAGCACAGAACATCAGCGGCGGCAGTTGTGATGCTGTGCCGGTATGCACTGGTAAGGCTTGCGATGCGATGGAATACGCGCAGTTGATGCAGCAGTGGCGCTCAACGTGTGCACTCGAAAAGCTCGCCAAGGGTTCCAACGCAAGCGGTAATTCAACTGACAAGAATGGCAACGGTGTTGCCGATGCCCTTGAGGGAAGTGGCAATGTAACCGATCCGGGTGATGGAAAATCCGATGTTGATGGCGTAAAGCGCTTTGGTCTTGGCGTCTCAACATCCAAGCTCGATACGGAAAATATCTTTGGCAATTCTTCGTGCCCGCAGCCTCCTAGCTTCACCATCAGAGGCACCACGATCAATGGCGCTGATTTCCCATATTTCTGTCAGGCGGCTGCGATCTTGCGCGCCCTGATTCTGATGTATGGCGCATATCTGGCAATCCGAATTTTAATGGGCTGGGGGTTCTGACATGGGCATGGTGTGGGAGTGGATCACTAAAGGTGTTCTTTTTTTGCTGGGTAAGCTGAAGGACGTTGCTGCCGGCATCGTGGGGAAGATTTTGGGCACTTTCGGGCTCACCTTGGTGTCATTTGAGGCTGTTCTGCCAAGGTTGAAAGACTTCATCACAACCAACATCGCAGGGTTGGATGGTCCTGCAGGGCAGATGCTCGGCTATCTGGGTATCGGCACTGCGATGTCCATGGTTCTCTCCGCGCTTACCGTGCGCATGACGTGGAAGGTGTTCCTTGTACCCAAAAGCGTGGCTGACAGCCTCGGAGCAAACCAATGATCTATTGGTTCACTGGGCAGCCTGGTCATGGCAAGACGCTGCATGCAATTGAAAAATTGCTCGAATACAAAGACCAGGGTCGCATGGTCTTTGCATGCAACATCCGTGAATTCGACTACGAAAAAACAGGCGTGCTTGAGATGACGCCCGAGCAATTTCGCGATTGGCCTAACTTCATGCCTGATGGCGCGGTCGCGCTGGTTGATGAGGCTTATGAGCACGGCATGTTGCCAAAGCGTCCACCTGGCTCCAAGGTGCCGCATCATGTCGAACAGCTCGCCAAGCATCGCCATCGCGGTCTTGATTTCATCTTTGTGAGTCAGTCTCCCGATAAGCAATGCGATCAGTTCGTGCATGATCTGATCGAGCGCCATGTGCATGTGCGTCGTCGCTTCGGCACGAAGTTCGTTCACTTGCGTGAGTTCGATCGTTTTGAGTCAAGGCCGGAAAAAGCGAACGCTCTCATCGTCAGGCGCAAGAAGTTGCCCACGCGTCCCATGGGCACCTACAAGTCCACCGAGCTAGATACCACTGAGCGAAAGATTCCGTGGTACTACATTGCGCTGCCGATCTTCTTGGTGGCGGCTGTTGTGATGATGTATGTCGCGTTCGGCAGGATGGGAAACAGGCTAGCAGGCGAGGCGGTAACGCCAGACACAAACGCCGCGCAGGCCCAAGCTGTGCCGCGCGACGGAGCGTCAGCGACGGCGCGCGGGACTGCGCCGGTCGCGAAGGCGATGACTTCTGCCGAATACGCCAAGCGCTTTTTGCCGCGTATCCCGTCCGAGCCGTGGAGCGCACCTGCATACGATGACAAGCTGTCGCTGCCCAGTGAACCGCCGCGCTTGTTCTGCATGTCGTCGCTCACTGGGAGCAATGCGCATGGTGAACGTATGGGACCGACCTGCACGTGTCTGACCGAGCAGGGCACGCAATACGTGCTTGATCAGCAGACGTGCCGCTACATTGCACGTCGTGGCCAATACGAGCCATATCGTGCCCGTCGAGATGACAGGTTTGTTGACGGTGCAACGCAGATTGACCGTGGTCTAGAGAGCATTGCAGAGCGAGGTCAGGGCGGTACAACCATTGAGCGTGGTAACCGACATCAGGGCACGTTCCCCGAGTCTCCCGGCTACACCACATCGACTAGCGTGCCGGCGACAGGCATTCAGCTATGACCAGCAGCGGCCGCGAATTGCTTAAGTGGATCGCTGTCATCTGCATGACGTGCGATCACGTGGCCACCATCGTCTATGGTGGCTACGTGCCTGTTCTGTCCCAGCTCGGACGCATCGCATTTCCGCTGTTTGCCATGGTCATGGCCTACAACTTGGCGCAGGACCACGTGGACTATGCGAAGTCAGTCCGGCGGCTGGCCATCTGGGGCCTGATTGCCCAACCGGTGGGGCGTGTCCTAGATTTTGTGTAACCGGGCCACAGGCAGGAGACTGCCACCTAACCCGGAGACACCATGAGCCCACGCACACATGAGGTACCCGACGAGCTGCTTAGCAGCCTGTTGGTCAACTACACCAAACCCGAGGATCTGATCGGCGAGAACGGCCTGCTCAAGCAGCTGACCAAGCGGTTGGTGGAGCGGGCGCTGGACGCGGAGATGACCGAACACCTCGGTCATGACAAGCATGAGCCGGTCGCCAACGCGGCCGGCAACACGCGCAACGGACGCAGCCGCAAGACGCTCAAGGGCGAGTTCGGCGAGCTGCCGATCGAGATTCCGCGTGATCGCCACGGCAGCTTCGCGCCACAGCTGATCCCCAAGCACCAGACCCGCTGGGCCGGCTTCGATGACAAGATCTTGTCGTTGTACGCGCGCGGCATGACCGTGCGCGAGATCCAGTCGCACCTGGAGGAGATGTACGGCACCGAGGTGTCGCCGAGTCTGATTTCCTCAGTCACCGATGCGGTCGTCGAGGAGGTCAAGGCGTGGCAGGCGCGGCCACTGGATCCGGTCTATCCGATCGTCTATCTGGACTGCATCCACGTCAAAGTGCGCGAGGGCGCGGTGCGGGTCAAGGCGGTGTACCTGGCCATCGGCATCACCATGGGCGGCGAGAAGGAAGTGCTGGGCCTATGGCTGGCGCAGGCCGAGGGTGCCAAGTTTTGGCTGCAAGTCGTGACGGAGCTACGCAACCGCGGGGTGCAGGACATCTTCATTGCCTGCGTCGATGGCCTGAAGGGGTTTCCCGAGGCGATCGAGGCGGTGTTCCCGCAGACCACCGTGCAGCTGTGCATCGTGCACATGGTGCGGCACAGCCTGAACTACGTCTCGTGGAAACGCCGCGCCGAGGTTGCCGCCGATCTCAAGCGCATTTACGCCTGCGCCACCGTCGAGGAGGCCGAGCAGGCACTGACCGAGTTCGAGGCCAAGTGGGACGCCCAGTACCCGCCCATCAGCCAGTCATGGCGGCGCAATTGGTCACGACTGATCCCGTTCTTCGACTACCCACCGGAGATCCGCAAGGTGATCTATACGACCAACGCCATCGAGTCGGTCAACATGAGCCTGCGCAAGCTGACCAAGAACCGCGGCGCGTTCCCCAGCGACGAAGCCTTGATGAAACTGTTCTACCTGGCTCTGCGCAACATCACCAAGAAATGGACGCTGCCGATCCGCGACTGGAAGGCTGCGCTGAACCGCTTTACGATCCAGTTCGAGGGGCGACTTCCTCAGCGGTAACCCAAACCACGGTTACACAAAATTCTGCACACGCTCAACCGGTGCACGCCTGGGCATTCGGTGGCTGGTTTCCCCTCAACGTCTTGTTGACGTTCTGCCTGGCTGCCGCCTTGGTCTTGGCCGCAGACAGGCGCCAGTGGCCGCTGGTGGCGGTCCTGTCCGTCGTCGCCCCTCTCCTCGTCGATTATCAGTGGGTCGGTGTCTGGCTCGTCTGGGCGTTCTGGTGGTGGTTCAAGGATCGTGGCCGCTTGGTCAATATCTTTGCCTGGTATGAGCCACACAGCACGCTGTTGCATCTCCGTTTCCCGCTATGGATCTCGCTGGCCATGTGCCTTCTGTGCTTCTACAACGGCAACGCTTGGGCTCTTCTGGCCATTCCTCTTGTGGAATTCGGCTACCGCAGCTGGAAGCTGCCACGCACACGTTGGGCTTTTTATGGCTATTACGTCGGCCACCTTGCCCTTCTATCTGGTCTCGCTATGATTCCCATCTAACTTGGGGAGTGGGGCATGCACGCTAGATTTCTTGTTCTGGTATTGGTTGCGGTCGCTATTCCCGCCCAGGCGCAGTATGTGTACAAGTGCCGCCAACGCGGCCAGGTCGTCTATCAGTCTGAGCCTTGTGTTGCTGTTACACCTGAAAAGGTCTGGGAGGCAGCACCAGTGCCCGAGCGAAGCAATGCCGAGCAATGGCGTCTCTATCGCATCCGCAAGCAACTTGACCGTCGATATGCCGCTGATCGCGCTGCTGGTTCAGCTGCCTATGTGCCCAGCTCTCAGTCTGCTAATGCATGCGAATCGGCCAAGCGTGGTCGTGCTGCTGTCTATGAGGCCGCAGGCGTGCATCGGGATTTTGCTCTGTCCAGCCAGTGGGATAACGCGGTGCATGATGCTTGCAAGTGACCGGGGTGTAGGGGCAGAGCCCCTACGTATAACGCCTCATCCGCGCCTTGGACCTCGTGGCCCTCGTGTTTGCCGGACCACACGCGCTCTATCGGCGGACCCCGCGCCATCCGCCACTGATGACCGCATTTCACGCCTGCGCCGCAGCACGTCCCGCAGGTAGATCACGTCGGCTGGCCGGGGGTGCCACACGCGCTCGCGTCCTTCGGCCATCATCAGTGCCCATTCGCGTGCAATGTTGCATGTCAGCGACCAGTAGCTCATCCCGACCGGATCGATATCCCGGCCTTCTGGTGTGAAGAATCGGTTTCCCTGGAAACCAAAACCGGCCCAAGGGCCGGTCAGGTCTACGCGTTCGTAGGTGTCTAGCTGCATTGTCCGGTCCGCTTCCTGTGGAGGGACAACCATTGATAGACCACCAGGGCGCACAGGAGCGTCAATACAGCCCACTTCGCATAATGTATATTATGTCAGGTCGCTATTTCGCTTCTTGGCTTCGCTTGCTGCGGCGCTCACGCGGCCGCGGCGAAGATGGACAGCCGAATGGAGATTGGCAAATGCGTGATCGCAAACTGACCGGCCCCTGGGCCGGTTTTTCGTTTCAGAACGGATACCTCATCACACCAGAGGGGCGAGCCATGGAACCGTGGCAGCTGAGCTACCTATCACTGACGTGCGATATAGCACGAGAGTGGACGAAGATGATGGAGGAAGGCCGATTAAAAAGCAGACCGAAACGTCCGGCGAACGTCATTTTCATTAGGGATAGGTTCAGAAAAAAGATTGATCAAAAGCCGGGTTCGCAGGTGGTGGCTACCGGCTTTGCGGCGGAATGCGCGGGATCATCATTGCCGAAGGCGCGTCGGCGTAAAGGCCGCGAGTAAGGCGTTATCCGTAGGGGCCCTGCCCCTACACCCCAGTCACGCGTGAACGAACATGGCCAGGACTGCCAGGTGGCCCACGTAATAGCCGTAGAAGGCCCAGCGCGTGCGTGGCAGCGTCCAGTTGCGGTGGCCAATCTCAACGAGCGGGATTGCCACGAGTGCCCAGGCGTTGCCGTTATAGAGACAAAGCAGACCGATGGCCAGAGAAATCCACAACGGGAACCGCAGGTGCACGAGCGTGCTGTGTGGCTCGTACCAGGCAAAGATGTTGACCAGGCGGCCACGATCCTTGAACCACGACCAGACCGCCCAGACGAGCCAGACGCCGACCCACTGGTAATCAACAAGGATGGGAGCCACCACGGCAAGGACAGCCACCAGAGGCCACCGGCGGCGATCTGCCGCCCACACCAGGCACGTGGCCAGGCAGAAAGTCAGCAACACGTTGAGTGGCCACCAGGTACCGAAGGCCCACGCATGCACCGGCTGGGCAAGCAGACCCCAAATCAACAGGCGACGAGCGGACTTGGCATAGTCCACACGTTCCTGCGCCAGGTTGTAGGCCATGACCATGGCAAACAGCGGAAATGCGATGCGGCCGAACTGGGAAAGCATAGGGACGTGGCCACCATAAACGATGGTGGCCACGTGATCGCAAGTCATGCAGATGACAGCGATCCACTTGAGTAATTCGCGACCGCTGCTGGTCATAGCTGAATGCCTGTCGCCGGCACGCTAGTCGATGTGGTGTAGCCGGGAGACTCGGGGAACGTGCCCTGATGGCGGTTACCACGCTCAATGGTTGCACCGCCTTGACCTCGCTCGGCAATGCTCTCTAGGCCACGGTCAATCTGCGTTGCACCATCAACAAACCTGTCATCTCGACGGGCACGATATGGCTCGTATTGGCCACGACGTGCAATGTAACGGCACGTCTGCTGATCAAGCACGTATTGCGTGCCCTGCTCTGTCAGACACGTGCAGGTCGGTCCCATACGCTCACCATGCGCATTGCTCCCAGTGAGCGACGACATGCAGAACAAGCGCGGCGGTTCACTTGGAAGAGACAGTTTGTCATCGTATGCGGGGGCGCTCCACGGCTCGGACGGGATACGCGGCAAGAACCGCTTGGCGTATTCGGCAGAAGTCATCGCCTTCGCGGCTGGCGCAGTGCCGCGCGCCGTCGCTGACGCTCCGTCGCGCGGCACAGCTTGGGCCTGCGCGGCGTTTGTGTCTGGCGTTACCGCCTCGCCTGCTAGCCTGTTTCCCATCCTGCCGAACGCGACATACATCATCACAACAGCCGCCACCAAGAAGATCGGCAGCGCAATGTAGTACCACGGAATCTTTCGCTCAGTGGTATCTAGCTCGGTGGACTTGTAGGTGCCCATGGGACGCGTGGGCAACTTCTTGCGCCTGACGATGAGAGCGTTCGCTTTTTCCGGCCTTGACTCAAAACGATCGAACTCACGCAAGTGAACGAACTTCGTGCCGAAGCGACGACGCACATGCACATGGCGCTCGATCAGATCATGCACGAACTGATCGCATTGCTTATCGGGAGACTGACTCACAAAGATGAAATCAAGACCGCGATGGCGATGCTTGGCGAGCTGTTCGACATGATGCGGCACCTTGGAGCCAGGTGGACGCTTTGGCAACATGCCGTGCTCATAAGCCTCATCAACCAGCGCGACCGCACCATCAGGCATGAAGTTAGGCCAATCGCGAAATTGCTCGGGCGTCATCTCAAGCACGCCTGTTTTTTCGTAGTCGAATTCACGGATGTTGCATGCAAAGACCATGCGACCCTGGTCTTTGTATTCGAGCAATTTTTCAATTGCATGCAGCGTCTTGCCATGACCAGGCTGCCCAGTGAACCAATAGATCATTGGTTTGCTCCGAGGCTGTCAGCCACGCTTTTGGGTACAAGGAACACCTTCCACGTCATGCGCACGGTAAGCGCGGAGAGAACCATGGACATCGCAGTGCCGATACCCAGATAGCCGAGCATCTGCCCTGCAGGACCATCCAACCCTGCGATGTTGGTTGTGATGAAGTCTTTCAACCTTGGCAGAACAGCCTCAAATGACACCAAGGTGAGCCCGAAAGTGCCCAAAATCTTCCCCACGATGCCGGCAGCAACGTCCTTCAGCTTACCCAGCAAAAAAAGAACACCTTTAGTGATCCACTCCCACACCATGCCCATGTCAGAACCCCCAGCCCATTAAAATTCGGATTGCCAGATATGCGCCATACATCAGAATCAGGGCGCGCAAGATCGCAGCCGCCTGACAGAAATATGGGAAATCAGCGCCATTGATCGTGGTGCCTCTGATGGTGAAGCTAGGAGGCTGCGGGCACGAAGAATTGCCAAAGATATTTTCCGTATCGAGCTTGGATGTTGAGACGCCAAGACCAAAGCGCTTTACGCCATCAACATCGGATTTTCCATCACCCGGATCGGTTACATTGCCACTTCCCTCAAGGGCATCGGCAACACCGTTGCCATTCTTGTCAGTTGAATTACCGCTTGCGTTGGAACCCTTGGCGAGCTTTTCGAGTGCACACGTTGAGCGCCACTGCTGCATCAACTGCGCGTATTCCATCGCATCGCAAGCCTTACCAGTGCATACCGGCACAGCATCACAACTGCCGCCGCTGATGTTCTGTGCTCGACGCGTGTTGCAATCAATGCGCCACTGAATTTTCACCTGTATGCACTGGATCGCGTTACCGCTACAAGTAGGCGGGGTGTCACAGCTTTCGCCGCCGGATGCCTCATCCTTCTTGCCTTCACCACCCTCGCCGTCGCCCTCGCCGTCCTCATCACCTTCACCATCGCCATCCGCATCCTTCTTACAGGTTCCATCCTTGCCGGGCGCCTCGCCGGCAGCACACTGACCCTCACCGGGCAGACACTTGCCGGATGGACTCATGATGGTTCCAGGCGGACATTCATCCTTTTCGGGTGCGCAGTAAAGCGCGCCAGAGGCGACCGCACCGGGCGTTGACGGTGAGACAGCGACCATACCCTGCGGACACTTATTCTCAGGCTTACACACGCCGTCCTGTTTGACCTGACCAGCGGGGCATGGTGGATCGATAGGCTGACACACACCCATGTAGCCATTCCAAAAGGAACCGGCAGGACACTTGCCTTTGTAGTCATCGCCACAGATGGCCCCGGTAGGTGAACGGGTACTGGTTTCATCGTCACCATTCTGACGATATTTGACCTCACAACCGTTCCAACATTGGGTAGATCCAGTTGGCGGCAAAAACTGCGTAACCGCTGAACCCATCGCATCACACCCATCTACCCAGCTGTGGTAGACACCAGCGTTTGCTACGGTGGACTCACACGAAGGACAAGACTTGTTGTCGAAGATGCCGTTGTATTGCTTTGCGCCCGGAACAGGAATGATGCAACGGGGGTTGCTATCGCTGTTGGGATCATTACGAGCAGATACATAGGCCTTTGTATCAGCAATACACGCAGCGTAAGCAGCGCCCTGCGTGGGAAACTCTTTGGCCTCAGCGCGACCAAAACCAGCCCAAGCGAAGATGATAACGACCAGTGCGTATGCAAACCTGCGCACGATGGCCGAAGCGAACACGCGCACGAGCCACGCCATCACATGCCCTCAAACGCGAGCCAGGCACAGCCCAGAAATCCAATCAGTACGAAGTAGCCCATAACTCCCCCTTTCACCTATAAAAAAGGGGCGAACGTTTCCGCGCGCCCCTGGCGATACAACACGACCAGGCGCTTACTTCACGCGCTTGATGTAAGCCCACACGATGGCGACACCGATGAGGATGGCACAGGCGGCGATGACCAAGCCCATATCCGTCTTGCCACCGGACAACTCGCCGGCGATGGCAGCACCAGGCGAACCAGAGCCACTTGCGAAGGCTGCACCCGATGCAACAAGGCTGGATGCACCGGCAGTGACCTTGCCGGCGGTGGACGAAGCGAAACGACGGGCTGCATTGACAACGTTCTTCATAACTCTCTCCATTTCAGTAGACCCCTACACGCGCCGCGCGGAATACGAGACGCGCTTTAACCCCTATCGCCCACATCGAAATGATGGCAAAAGCGACAATGGTTCCATCGGCCAGATCCAGGGGCGGAAGAACTGGCTGGTGGTACGGCATCCATACTGGAGCCAAACACGTGCCGTCTTGCTGCATGTTTGCGGCAGCACAGCCAACGACGTAGAGAGGCTCAGGTGTGGACATGACTTAGGCGACTCGCGTTGCCGGAGCGGAAGCCTTCGCGGTCAGATCGGGCACAAGGCGAATGCGGCGACCGAACTCCAATCCGCCAAATTTGTTGTTCTGCAACGACTTCGGATCGATGACGTAGAAGCCCTCGCCATAGGGGGCCTGATCCTCATCTAGGCCGATGGTGAACGGAAGGGGGAAATCGCCCTCGCGCAACACGGCAGCGGTCTGCTCGCGGAAATGCGTGGCCGGCTTACCCTCACGGGCCGGGAACGAACGCACAGCAACAGCGGAACTCATGACTTGAACTTTCATAGTGGGACTACCTTCCAGGCAAATGTCCGGCCAAAGAGGAATGTCACTTTCCACGGGGACGGCCAGAACTCCCCGGTAAGCTTGTCGAACCAACCGCCTTTTGCTTTGCGGATATCCGCCTCCCCGCCGAGAGCTTCGCGCGCGTCCTTGGGGGCCTTCCACCAACGCAATTCGCGCTTGGATTCGGTGTTGAGTCCACCGCAGCCGTGTGTGCGAAATCCCTTGGGAAAAGCAGCAGCTGTAATGGCGGTGAACTTGCTTGCGTACTTGGCGAGATAGCCGACGCAGTTGCGGGCCTTCTCGATTTGGCTGCTGCCATGGGGCCACCATCCACGCTGATCGACCTTGCCGAAGTACATGCCGGTGGGAACCCACAGCATCACGTGGTAGTGCGGACGGAATCGTTTGGTGAGCTCTCCGACCCATACGTAACGAAAGCTTTCACGGTCCCAACGTCCTCGCCGAGATTTAGCGCGATTGAAGTGGCCGCGCATCCGTGTAAGTAGTTCCCTAATGTCACAAGGGCTGCTGTCGCGTCCATCAGCGTAGGTGAGCGTGAGGAAATACCACGCGCCACGGAAGGAGCCCTTTTTGGCTTCTTGGTCATGCAGACGTGCTCCGGTAATCACGGACTTGCGCAGCCGTTGCGCCCGCGCTTGGAGCGGGTCAATTTCGATGGTGACCGTGCCCTTGGCGGTCTTCGTATGCGTTGTTTTGTAATGGACAAGCCCAAGGGCCAGCGCTGCGCGCTGGCCCTCAGCGGTCAACGCGATCGGATGGGCAGCGTCGAACTCAGCAACGCTGGTGCCCACCACACGCTTGTTGCTGTGGATCTTCTTTGCGGCCAATTCGGTGCGGCGCGTAGCAGCCTGCATGACGCCAATAGATGCATCGAACGCGGACAACTCACGCGATTGCGCGGGCTGTTCCTGCATGCGGATGCGTGCGTTTTTGGAAGTGCAGGCGACGCACAAGCCACCAGGGAAAAAATACGTGGTGGGATCGCCGCAGAATGAGCATGTGCCGTCAGACATCGCTCTCATCCTCTGAAAGCGAATCGAACAGCACATCAAAGCAGTCATCACACAAGACACCTTCTTCGGTGCAATGCGCAAAGACCGCACGATCGAAGTAGCCACAACGATCGCACTTGAAAATAAGGTCAGCCACGATAGAACTCCATGGCAGCATCGCGCGCATCAGCAGCATCGGTGCGTGATGCGAAATAGCTCTGTTCGACAGCATTGCCGTTGACGACGATGGTCAACACGTAGATGCGTGGACCGCCCTGCACTCGGGCTGCGGAAATCATCCAAGCGACAGATGGCGAATCAGCCACGGCGCACCTCGCGATATGCGATTGCGACCAATGCGGCTTGCTCGATCTGAGCAACCATCGCGTCGTGCTTGCGATCAAGCCGCCACAAAATTAGGCCGGTGATTCCCTGGCCGAGTAACAGGCAGGCAGGCGCGATAGAGATCAGCGCGAGCAGCTGCAAGACGAAATTCGGATGCACCCCACTACCCCCTCCCCTGCCCCTTGACGCGGACCCCGGAGGGGAGCCGGGGGTGCGCGAGTCAAACGCAATTTGACTGTGGACTTTGTATAGTGGGACTTAACTATCGGTCAAGAGAAATTTGACGTGAACACCCAAAATAAATTGATTGACATGGCTGTCAAAGTGTGCAATCCGCCGAATGCAACGGGGCTGGCGAAGAAGCTGGGTGTAACGAAAGCGGCCGTGAGCATGTGGAGGCACGGCGGCAAAATCAAAGACGATCACCTGATGGCGCTCATCAAAGTGGCGCAGGCTGACCCAGCCTTGGCGGTGCTAGTGCGCACCGAAGGGGCGGAAACAGCCGATGCTAAAAAGGCCTGGGGTGTCGTGTGGGACAGACTGTCCCCGGTCACTACGGTGATAGGGGGCTTGGTGCTGGCCATCGGCATGATGCCTGCGACGGGTCGGACGAAACCACTTGATATTCAAGAACTTGCGCAAGCTGACTGCGCATATTCTGTATATTATGTCAAAACTGTTAATACTCCCTTAATACTCCCTTAGTACTCCCTTAGTACTCCCTTAGTACTCCCTAGTACTCCCTTTGATTTCACTTGCCGCTGCACCGCGCCGCCCGCCTCAGCCAGCGATCGTGAATACCGAGCCCGAGTCCACGCGCACGCCGGCGCCGTTGATGAAGCTGGCGCGCTCCGAGCACAGGAATGCGACGACGGAGGCCACTTCCTCTGGCCGGCCGCGCCGCTTCAGCACCAT